TAGCAAGTAATAAGTAATACCTACTAGGCATATAAGCATGAAGCCTATGCCTAGTATGTAACTTAAGTACATTGTAGCAATAGTTAGTACTACTAACAGCACACACACAAAAACAATTCCGATAGCCTGGAAGATAGACTTAATCAAAATTTAGGTCCTTAATGTTTTTATGTTTAGTGTTACTAGTAGGTACAGTAGATTTTATATCTTTTAGTACAGACTGGACATCTTCACTTTTTATAAAAGATTTAAAAAACTTAGGTGGACTAGCCCATAAGTATATTGAAATAATCAATGATGCTACCATTGCAACTACCATACCTCCGTAAGATCCTGCAAACATTGTAGCCATTAACCCAAATAGAATAGAATCAAATATACCATCTTCTACTCTGCCTTTTTTAAACTTGTGTACAATAACTATCAAGTTTAAGGCAGACACTATACCTATTATTAAAAATTCCATAGATCACCTCTTAGCTTTTGTGTAATCTGCTTTATATAGGGTAGACGGATCTTGGTTGCGATCTTTTTCCCACTTGCCTGTATCACTATTAAAAGAGCCATTACGGCTTCTTATCTCTTTTACAGTCTCTTGTAGGGCCGTGTCAGGAGCGTAGCCTAGTTTACTAAGCCCTCCAACTGCTACTACAACAGCATCACATAAAGCGTCAACCATCTCAGGTGTGTCATGTTGCGCAGCTGCTGTAATGAACTCTTGGAGTTCTTCAAACAGCATTTTACACTCTGCCTTAGGACAAAAGTCTACAAGGCCTCTATCAAGGTTAAACTGTACAATACCTTCTATAGGGTCCATTACGTCCTCCTATACTTTAATAGTGCTTAGAAGAGCTTTTAGGAGCTCTACTTGGCCAGAACTAAGTTTAGGCTGACGCAGTAAACCGTCAATGTGCCGCATAATCAAGTCTCGGGTATTAAAGTACTTTGTTTCATCTGTAGAAGGCATTAGTTCTATGTCCTCTCCTTTTGTCATATCTGTAAGAGGATTTAAAAACTCTTGTAGTATTGATTGTGAATCTTCTGGATTCATACTATTCCCCTTGTAAATAGATTTTACGCTGTTCCCAACGTTCGGCTACTTCTGCTGTGCCCATCCAAAGGTCTGTACCTTCAATTACTTTATCCATTTCTTCTTCGTTTAAGAATCCTGCATAAAAGTCTTTAAAAGCGTCATTCAAGTGGTCATCAGTAAACTTCTGCCTAGCTTTCATTTCATGACCTTTACCTGCCATACCACCGGAGTAGTTGTGAATCATGAAAGATAAATGAGCACTAGTTTCTACATCATCACAAGCCATAGCTATAATAGTACCTGCAGACGCTACAGTACCAGATAACCTAGCCACTACTTGTGCTTTTGAGTTGATAATTGCATCGGCAATCATGAATGCTGAATCGATAATACCTCCAGGGGTATTTAAGTGAAGCATTACTGTAGTACCTTCTTCTGCTGTACGCAGTAAGTAGCATAGCTCATTGTATTCGCTAGGATCTTCGATAGCACTGGATAAAAATGCTTGCGTAACGTTGCCTTTTGTTACTACAGGTACTGATAAATCCCAAATACGGGTTGGTTCTTTTGGTAATTCAAAAATTGCTAAATCTGACATGTTATTCTTCCTTTGTTTTTGTTGATTGTTTGGTTGCTTCGTTAATTACTGTTAATACTTCGTCACAGTATGTTTTTATATTTTCCCATCTATTAATGTCATAGAGGTTATCGTTTATTATACCAGCTAGTTCATAGCACATAAGATGTGTAGCCTCTGATACAAAGCCTGGTAGTGTGTTTGGTATGATCTGTTCTTGAGCAGCCATACTTGTATAGTGTTGTTGTATAATACTGTACAACGCTTGACTTAAATTAGCTCTTGTATGGAATTTGTTAGTCATTACAGCTCTCCGCTAAAGTAGACAAAAAAGGAGGCTAATGCCCCCTTCTTTACCTGTTGTGGTTTACTTTAGTAAGTAAAATCACCTTCCATCCCTGCAACTGCGTAATCAGTTACACGTTTTTCGAAGAAGTTGGCATGCGAACTTCCGTTGTTTAATTCATCCATCCAGGGTAGTGGATTAGTAGAACAACCAAAATTCGGCTTAAGGCCTAGTTGTAATAAACGTCTATCGGTTATAAACTCGATATACTTTTTTACATCTTCTTTGTCTAACTTAGGAGGTTGATAGTCACCGTATGCAAAGTCAATAAACTTTTTTTCAAGTTCTACAATTTCACGAGCCATCGTGTAAATGTGCTTTTTAAAAGAGTCATTCACTTCTTTCGGGTTTTCTTGGCACCAGGTACGAAACAGCCATGCGTTGCCTTCAACGTGAAGAGATTCATCACGTAAAGACCACTCATTAATTGTACAGGTACCTAGGTACTTTCCTACTCGCTCATAGTTCTTAAGTAATACAAAAGCACCAAAGAGGCTAACACCTTCAAGCAGAATACCTTTAGCCAGTTTTAAGCCGAAGCTTTCAAACGTGGTAGTTGCCATGTAAGAGTCTTTTTCTAAGGTTTCTTGATGTTTTAAAAAATCAGAGTAGTAACTATCTGGAAAACCTAAAGATTCGTTAAGGTGTGCGTAACCTTCTTGGTGGATAAACTCACGCGCCATAAAACTAGTCAGCATGCCACGTACTTCATTGTTTTTAATCTTATTGATTAAAGGCAAATAGTTTGCGGCAACATTAAAGTCTGATTGTGTAAAGATAGATAAAATGTTTTTAATAAATTCTTTTTCCTCTGGGGAAGCAGATTTATAATCTTCTAAATCTTTACTCATTTCGACTTCTTTTACAACCCAATGGATGTCTTCAGACTGAAGGCGATACTCTTCAGCTTGTGGATATCGTAATGGCTTATACGTTCTGCTTAATTCTTGTAACATAATCTTATCCCTCACATGCGATACAGGCGTCTAAAGAGCCTTGTACGCCATCTTTAAGAGCATTACGCTCTACTTTAACGTTAATCTTTTCAGTCTTTTTACTTGCTTCTGTACGTAAGTAATACACACCTTTCAGTGGTTCACCTACATCATCAGCAGGTCTAAAAGCACGTCTGTGCACAGCATTTACATAGCCTTTAGTAGCACCGGCAGGGAAAAAGATATTAACAGATTGTCCTTGGCATAGGTATTCTTGACGGCTACGAGCCATTTCGACTACCCAGTTTTGGTCAATCTCGAACGCAGTTTTAAATACGTCTTTTTCTTCTGCAGATAAAAAGTCTAAGTGCTGTACAGAGCCATCACTTTTCATGATAGATTTCCACGTATCTTCTGTATTTCGATTATATGTATCTAGTACAGCGATTAGTGAAGGGTTTTTGACTAAGAAGCTGCCAACTCGTGTTTTGTGGGTGTAGCAGTTAGATGCTCTTGGTTCGATAGATGGGCTAACACCTAAGATAATTGAGCTATTTGCGTTGGGGGCAATAGCTAATAAATGAGTGTTTCGTACACCGTAACCTACAGCGTCTGGAGCTTCGCCACGTAGCACAGCTAGTTCCTTAGTCTTCGCTATTGCTTGCTTTTTAATACTGCTAAACATCTTTTTGTTAATAGATATTGCTAAACTACTTTCAAAAGGAATAGAGTGCTGCATTAAATAGTCATGGAAACCCATAGCACCTAGGCCTAAAGAACGTTCACGGATAGCGGAGTATCGTGTTTTTTCTAAAGCGTCTGGAGCATGGTCAATAAAGAACTGTAAAACATTGTCTAACAATTCGATAAGGTCACCAATAAACACAGGATTGTCTTTCCATTCGTCAAACTTAGCTAGGTTGACAGATGATAAACAGCATACTGCTGAACGATCTTTGTTTGTTGGTAAATGGATTTCGTTACACAGGTTACTGCCGTGGATCTTAAGACCTAGGTTCTGTAACGCTGGGTGCATTTTGCGATTTGCTTCGTCTAGGTAGTTAATGTATGGTTCGCCAGTACGGAATCGAGTTGTTAAAATCTCTTCCCATATATGACGAGCACGTACAGTTTCTACTACTTCCCCATTATGTGTATCTATTAGAGACCATTCTAAATCATCATTGACTGCTTCAAGAAAAGCGTCAGTAATATTTACACCGTGATGAAGGTTTAGGTTCTTACGGTTAAGATCTCCAGTAGGAGTACGCATTTTAATAAACTCGATGATCTCTGGATGACTAACATCCAAGTATGCAGCATAGCTGCCTCTACGAGTTTTACCTTGACGATAGGCCACCATATCTGCATCGACGGTATGCAAAAAGCCATTAACGCCTGGGGTCTTATCAGAGATAGATCTTACATCAGACCAGTGTCCGCCTACGCCACCACCTTTGACCGATAAGTATCGTTCTTCAGTAGTATGATCGCATAGACCTTTGATAGAGTCTGGTACATAGGTTAAAAAACAACTAATAGGCAAGCCTTTAGTTTTTTCACCTTTTGCTGGTGCGTTACTTAGAATAGGCGAACTAAACATAAACCATTCTTTCTTAAGATAGTCTTGTATTCGTTCACTTTGCTCTTGGTCAGTAGCGTAGCAGTCACTAGCTCGTTTAAAAGCTTCATGAATAGATTCATTGGGCTTACAATAATGTTTCTTAAGTAGCTCTTTTGCAAAATCAAGCACTTAAAGTCTCCTCTGTTAATTTTTTTGTTATCGAGATTTCGCATCTCGGATTATTTTTATCTTGCCCTAATATTTTCCAGGAACTACCTACATGGTATTTAACGTTGTCGTTAACCACAGTTTTGTTCTCTTGAAGCGCATCTAGGGTAAATTTTTCTATTAGTGCTGCTATGTTAGCACCATCGCAAGAAGCGTTTTTGTAATATATACCTATATCTAAGGTAAATTGATCACTAATAACTTCGTCACCTAGCTGTTTATATACTAGTTCTTGGAAGTCTTTTTTCATTTTGTTTTGTGCGTGGTAAAACGCATTACGGTACCAGTTCATACCTACTAAAACGGTTTTGTCGTTTTTAGTCTTGAACTCTTGTGTCCAGTAAATTGGTAATTCTATTTTAATGGTATAGCTCCTAAATTAGTCCCAGTGATTATTGAGCACCCCACTGGGAAGGCGGAATAGGTATTATGAACCTTGCTCGTCTAATGTTTATCTAGCACCCCATTAGTAAGGCTAATAGGAGGTCTCCCCCCTTGCTAAGTTACCACCAGGTAAATTAAGTCCGGTGATTAGCGAGCACACCCCACCGGAAAGGCTAAAAAGGTAGGAAGGCACCCTGCTCTTTAGAATAAATTCTACAATTCTTGTAGTTTCTTTAAAGTGTCTTCAATACATTCAACAGTAGCATTATTAGGTATAGTAAGCATTTCTGCCCAGTTAAAACCTATGTCGCTTTCTGCTTCATTTACAACTGTCTGATCTTCCATAAAATCTACTAGCATAGTAGCTATGAGATTATCGTTAACCCATTTAATTATTTTAGGGTCGTTTGTAACTTCAAAATATATTGAATCATATATAGTTGATATTACTTTTACGTCTTCTTGGTATCCTATCTGATCGATAAGTACATGCATTTTATTTATTACTAATGCTGTGAGTATAGACCAAAACTGGCATGTAGCGTTAGCTAGCGTACGTATATCTTTTTCAGGGTCGTCTGTTTTTAGGGTAAACCCTAATCCTAGATGTAATTGACCTTGTGTTTTTGCGGTAGGTAGTACGTAGTTTTGTCTATAATCTGTTATACCAGGATACAGTACATTGTGATAATTATCAAAGATTTCTTGTGCTTCTTCTAAAGATATTTTTAGAGTAGCAGCAATTTTAGGTGGGTAAGCACCATACGCCAAGCCAAAGGTAGGACCTTTAGATTCTTGTCTAATTGCATCTGCTACGGAATCACCACTGTCCACTAGTTTTTTAAAATTAATAGCGTCAGTAGGTGTATCTCCTGTGATATCCATAAGGTTTTCAATTCTTGGCAGAAAATAGCCTAGTGCATTTAGTGAATGACCATCAAGATTCTTTAAGAATATATCACATTTGTTAACATCCCTAGATAAAGATGCAATTACTCTGTCTTCCAAAGCACTGTAATCTGCAGCTAGTATGATTTTACCTTCTGGTGCTACAAAACATTTTTTAACAGGTTTAGCAAACCTAGATTTAGTTGAAGGCATGTTTAACATGTTAGGGTTACTGCTTGTGTAACGTCCTGTTTTAGCACCTAAAAGTTTGTACTGGCCGTATAATCTGCCTTGTACTGTGTATTTGTAAAAAGCAGCAATAAAGTTGTTTTTTACTATCGCAGCAAAAGAATGGTCTATAAAACTTTGAGTAAAAGATTTTATATCCTCATCTCTAGTAGATTTATTAATATTTTCTATTTCGTCTCTGTCCCAGGAAGGTAAACCTGTTTTTTTAGAAACTTTTTGTGACACAAAGCCTAGCATCTTAAACAATTCTTGTTTTTGTGTAGAAGAAGCCGGATTAAATACTGGATATTTTACATCAGGAGACTTTACCTGATCCAAGTACTTTTGATTGTACATATCAGCTTTGTCTTTGGCTAGTTTTTCCATAGCTTTAACAGCTGCTGGTGTATTTAGTGGTATAGTCTTATCTAGTAAAGATTTTAATAGCCTATTAGTAGCTGCATACTTTTTAACAAGGTTTGCAGGCCATTTACTAACACCAGTAGGAAGCTTTTCTTCGGGCTTACTCCAGCCTTTAGCACTTGCGTACTCTTCCATAAAGTAACTTCTATGCATCATATCAAAAGGTTTAAATTCCTTTAAATAGTAGTCTGCATTACGCATTTTAGATTTACGGTCTTTTTTATACTCTTTTATTTGCGTAGCATAGCGTTGGTTTAAATACTGTTCGATATACTTATTAGACGCTAGTTCTTTATCTACCTCTGTAAGCTGTTCTACGAGTACTTCTTCTAGCTCAATAACTTTGTTCAAGTCAATGGCTAAACCGTTGTCCATAACCCGCACAGTGTCTTTAACTAGGTATCTAGCAGTGTTTTTGTAGAAGTGATCTACGTCATACTCTATTGTTTTAGGTTCTGGTGCCGGTAACTGGTCATGCGGACTGTATTTTGTTTTCTTTTGCGAAATCATTTAGGTATTCCCATAGTTTAAACGTTGCGCATGCGTCTATAGCTGCATAATGCAGTACATGTTCTTCATATTGCTGTTCTAATGTAAAGTTATCAGCAGATATTGCCCAGTCTCCGTAGAACTCCCCCATTAAATCTTTTAGTCTTGTTTTAGCTTTAAAAGTATCTACATGGTTTATTAGAGTTTTTGCAAATATTTGGCTATCTTCAACATTAATAGCGTCTTTGTCTGCGTAATACCTTATTAGCCTGCCATCATAGCTGTAATTATGCCATACTTGCGTTCTTACAGTAGATGTTAGAAAGTTAAGAACAACATCTGCTATAGGTTGTGCATCGATAATAAAGACATAAGCGTCTTTTTCCGTGTACGCAATACTGCAATGTGTAATGGTACAGTGGTAAGGATGACCTAATGCTGTAGCAGTTGCTATTGAACTAGCTTCTATTCTTTCTATTTTAGGTATGCTTTCATCTTCAACAATAGCTTTAGCTTCTTCTATATCTTTTTTAGTATACCTAATAGCTGCTTCAAAGTCAGCAGCAAAAAGATCTGGTAGACTATCTAGCCAGGCCTTAGCGGTTTTAGCATCATTAGTATGTTTATAAGATACTTGGATAGGCTCTATTGTTTCCATTGGTAATTACCTATAAATAAGCTGCGTTATTAAGCCTCACTAGAGCTCTTGTAGCCGCTACGTAGTAAAGGTTTAAAGATTCTCTTTCTTGTACGGTTAGATCAGAAATATCACTGTCACCTGTAATCTGTCCTCTTGTTATATCTTCTATAATTTTTTCTACTGAAGTATTCATATCAGGAGCAAAAGTTACTTCGTCAAATTCTAGACCTTTAGAAGAATGTGCTGTAAGTAGCGTAAAAGCATGTTTTTTGTTTTCATGGTTTTTAGCTTTGTAGTACGCATTAAAAATACCATTTTTTCCGTGCTTAATCACTAAATTAATAGCCTGCACTAACTGGATATCTTCATCATACTTTTTACGCAAATAGTTTAACATGTTTGGATTACTAGTTTTAATACCATCTTTGTTTTCAAACCAGTCATTAACATCTTCTTGCAGATGTAGATAGGCAGTGTCTGTAACTTTGCCTTGGTATTTAAGGGACGATACCATAAGAGGCGTATTAAATATGATATTAGCTTTTCTTACTAGCCCATAAGGGGTATTGTCATCATTAAGTTCTATAATCTTATTGATCAGACCAGCATTTGTCCTAGAGATATAACCCCTAGTTTTAATATCCGTCTTGTCGCTTTCGATACCTTCAAACTCCATGTCAGGATTTAAGTAGTTTTGACAGAAGTTTTGTACTGCCGAAGCAATGTGTGTTGGCACACGAAAAGACTTAGACAGTTTGAAGGTAGTACCTTGGTCTTTTAACCTATCAAAACAGTTAATAGTGTAGTTAAAAGAGTATATGTTTTGGTAAGGGTCACCAACTGCAATTTTAATACTTGCAGGTAGTAGTTTAAATATTTCTAGTGTGACTTCGTTTAGATCTCCTGCTTCGTCTAGCATAACTACACCATAAGGTTTTAGTTTGATGCTACCACTTGCAAGGTCTTTATGAAACTCTTTTAGATAGAAGTCATGAGTACATTCAATTGCTCCACTGCCCATTAGCCCTAGATAGCGCTTAGCCATTGCAGTGTTTACTCTGTTGTTTGCTTCTGCATATTCTTCGTAAGTAAGATAAGAAGATAAGCAAAATTCTCTAATGTCTTCTGCTAACATTACTTTATTAGAGAATGGCATTTTTTCTTTAACCATTTTAGGACCAAAAAAACCTACATTTAAGTCTTTAGGGTGCACTACTTTTCCATACGCAAGAGAATGTGTAGTACGACAATCTACGTATGAAGGAAATTTTTTCTTGGAACTAGTTGCAATAGCTTTATTGTAAGCAAGGTACAGGCTGTTTGGTAATGGGGCTTCTTTTGCTATAGCTGTAAGTAACGTAGTCTTGCCGCTGCCTGCAACAGAGTCTATAAGCACTAGTTCTGGCTCTGTGATGTTTTCAATGTAATTTACTACGTTTTGTTGTTCTTCAGTTAGGTTCATTTAAGAAGTTCCGATTTATTATTATTATTATTATTATTATTAGTATAATGTAAAAAGCCCTCATAAGAGGGCTTTACACAGGGAAGTTAAAACTTATGGTAGTACTTGGGCTATATTGATAGTGTGTCTTTCAATTTCACCAAACTCTTTGTGTATTACCAAGGCTTTACTGTCTTGTCCAGCTCTATAGCCACCGTTATATGCATAAGCATCTTTAGCTGCGAGAGTCCTGAATGATTCCACGGAACATCCAGAGTATTCTTTTTTGCTGTCATGATGGATATGCCCAGTTAGCCAGTAACGGAATGAGGAATTTCCCCACTCTTTTGGTCTATCTGTTGCCATAACTAGTGGTAGCTTGTCTGCTTTACAAGTGTGTCCATGATGTACTCCAAAGAAGCACTTACCATGTTGGAAATACTGGAATACTGAAGCAGTACACTCAATATTTACTCGTGGTTCGTTTGCATACATATGTTTTAACGCTGCTTGCAAGAACATAGCTCCAGTATCATCGTGATTACCTATAATAGTAATTACTTTGACCACTTCGTGATGCTCAAGTGCGGAATTAATCATTTGAATCATAATCTTTATGCCAGTGTCTACCATCATGAGGTAGTTGCCGTCAGAGTCCAGTTTATGTCCACTGCGCTCTGTTACGCCAGCTACGTTATCTCTATGAAAGTAGTCACCTAGATTAACAATGATTGCCTCTTTGCAATGAGGAGCTGTCTTTACAAGCCTGTCAAACACCCCACAAAATACTTCTTGTGCGGTGTTTAAATCCCAATTGTCACCAGCTTCATCTTTATACGCTTTCATCCCTACATGAGGGTCGCCAAGAGGATAAATAGCAAGTAAGTCACTAGATGTGTTAGACACTTCGTAGTTTTTCTTTTTAAACTTAGGCAGGTTTTCAACACACGTATCTATCCATTCTTTGATATTATCTATCGCAGTTTGTTTATCTATATCTGTTTTTACCCACTGAAGTTTAACATTGCCTTCATCGTCGTATAATGTAGATGATCCTTTAAGGACTTCGCCACTACTTACGTAGTTTCCAGAATCTAACGGTAGCTTACCTTTGGTACGCAGCGAGTTGATTCTTTTGGCGATGCGGTTAGGTCTTACTATGTAACCTGGATAATCTTTCTTTATCTGTTCTGCTATTTTAGATACATCTAAAGAGAACTTGTTACACAGCTTAACCATTGCGCTGTCACTTATCTTAGCCATGCTGGGCTCCTTACGTTTAAGTTAGTATTTTATTACTTACCAAACAAAGGGCGTTTTGCTTGTGTAGCTTTAGGCTTTGCTGCTGGTGCAGAAGATCCTGACTTTGCTGCATCAATTTTTTCTTTGATAAGCTCCGCTACGGCTTCTTCAGTTAGGCCATCTTTGTAAGTAACGTTGTCCGCATACTTCTCTTGATCTGTAGCTAAACGACTACCGATGTTTTCACCGCTTTCGGCTTCGGCAGCAGTTGCTCCATCTTCGCGATAGAATGCTTTTATTGCTTTTCTTTCTTGCAATGCATCATTATACAAAGAATATTCCATTTGCACACGCATTTTTACTGGAATGTCCATTAGCTCAGGGATAATTTCCATTTCAGTCATTTTTTGGTCACGACCTACTGGAAACTCTTGAGTTTCTGTTTCGATGTCTTGACCATCATCCATGCCTGCAATAATGCATAAGCGATTTAGCAAGCCTTGGGTGATTTCGTTAACACGACCGTCTTTATTTAAGAGGATTGGACCCCAAATAGTTTGGCTCATGCCTTCATTAGTTACGTTAAAGTTAAGCTGATATGCACCATTTTTGGTTTCAGCAATTTGTACGTAGTTTAAGACAACATCATAAATACCAGATTTATTGATTAAGCTGCCGCCGTTGCCACCGTCTTTGATAGCGTCTTGTTTTTTGGATACCGTTAATTTCACAGTGTTATTTCCTTTTGTTGTTTAATAATAAATGCGGGGGACTATTCCCCCTAGTTTTTACAGAGCAAAGTCGTCGACAGTGCTTGCATTTTTTGCCAAGTGTTCAATGTGTTGTTGTAAGTTGAAGTCATCAACTACTACATTGTCTGGCAAGTCTTCTTGCAGAGAACGTGCAGGTAGTTTAGTAGATCGAAGATGTACTGTTCTTTTATTGCTTTTAACTTCAATAAATATAGCTTCATCTACTTCTGCTAAGAAACCACCACGTTTTGCAAAAGAACCTTTACCCACTAGATTGTATTTAGCTGTATCGCTGTCATACAATGCGTGAGAAATAAGAACAACGTTCATGTTACTTGCAATCAGTGAGTTCTCGATAAAAGATGTAAATGCTACAATCTCTTTGTCTAGTTCACTGTAAATAACAAAACCTTTGTATTTTTCATTACAGTTAGCATGAATAGTGTCAAATATTTTAGATACAGAGTCGAATACGATAGTATCTGGGTATGCATTAAATTTTTCGTTGTATGCTTCAATTTTTTGTATCGTAGTATCAATAAGTTCTTGAACATTATCGAAACCAGGTACAAGTACATGAGGGACAGGAAACGGGTAACGTTTACCGTCGTGACTTACAACTAAAGAATTTTCTAAGTTTTTTGTCAGCGTTGTTTTGCCTGAGTTGGCTTCTGCTGATATTAAGATTTTTACTGCCATTATATACTCCTATCGGGGTTTGTATTTCCATTCGTTTGTAGTTGTAGCAAATGTAATACTAAATTCATGCCACGCTTTTGTTGTTACTGATTTAGGTGATCGTTGTAGCCTGTTTGCTATTACATCTAGATCTTCG